AGATAAAGAACAGAATAAAGTTATGGTAGATCCTAAATCATTAAAAGCGACATGCAATGGTGATGGTAACAACAAATTAAACGACGAGTGGTGTACTGATATGGTACAACCAGGCGGTTCAGAACATGAAGAAGCACTACAAGCGGCTCAAGAAGAAGCAGAAGCAGAGTGGTCTGCAAGAGATGCCGATGTGCCAGCAGAATCAATCCAAGGAGAAGAAATGACTAAAGTTACAGAAGGTGAAGTACAACAGGCCAGTGCTATCGTTACTGCTAAAACAATGGTAGATACTATCGGACGTTGGATCCAAGATTTATCAGATATGGAAAACGAAACACTGTTACAGTTAGGTGACAGTATCCGTGACGAGATGGGTGCAGAGCAATCAAAAGCGTTTGTTTCATCATCTGCTCCAGCTATCCAACAAGCATTAGAAAATCTAAAACAAACACGTGAAACACTAGCAACTAATGTTCGCACATTAACTGGCGAAGAAGCACCAACAGATATGCTAGGCGCTGAACCAGAAGCCGAAGTTGATGCTGTAGAACCAGATGCTATGAATGCTGAACCAGAAGAACCAGTAGGTGAGCCAGCAGACGAATTTGATGCCGCTGAGCCAGCAGTTGGTCCTAACACAGATGGCAGAGAAAAACGTGAATCGATCGAGAGAGACGGTAACTTACTAAAAATCCTCGCAGGCTAATATGAAACTAAGAGACATCGCACACGAAGATAAATTCTTTGATATCAGTGAAATAGGTGCTATGCCTACAATGGCGGCAACAACAGCACCTACTTTAGCCCCAGGTGGCACAGCAGATCCTCAAGCGGCGGCTAAAGCACAAGCGATGGCAGTCAAACAGATGCAGGATCGTAAAAAACAAGTCCAAGACGCAATCAAACAAAAACAAGCAGAAATAGTTGATCTACAAAGAGAACTAGCAGAACTACGATGAGACTAAAAGAATTTTCAGGCGCACACGAGCTTGATAGATTTATTGTTGTATTAAAAAATCTGATAGGTCGTGCCGCGAGCAAACGAGAACCAGCAAATTTCAATTGGAATGCCTTACAGACATTGATACAGAATCTAGGCATCGATTTCCAAGCGGACTATGACACATTCAAAGCCATGTATGATGCTAACCCAGCTCTACAAGGTATGGTCAAGAACTTCAACGACAAAGGTATCGAGCTCGATGTGCCGGGTGTAGGTGACGATGAGCAGGCACCTGACGAGAAGAGCCAAGACGCTGTCGATAAGATAGCCGCCCAAAACGCAGAAAAAAATCTATAATCACTATTGACTTAACGTAACTATCGTAGTAATATATACGTTATGGCTGATAAAAATTACACACCACCACCGTTCATCGAACGCTTCCAATATAAAAACTGTGAGCAGGTAAATGATCCTGTAACACGCAAACGAGTCTATGTCACTCCAGACGGAGAGAAACTTCCAAGCGTAACGACTATCCTTAGCAGTACCAAAGACATGACGCATCTAAATGAATGGAAGAAACGTGTAGGTGAAGACAATGCTAAACGCATTACCACAGAAGCCGCAGGTGTTGGTACAGCCATGCACAGCAATCTAGAGAGATTTATCGCAGGACTACAACGTCAACCAGGTAGCAATCCAGTACATGTACAGGCTAATCAGATGGCAGATGTTATCATAGAGAATGGATTGAACAAAGTCAATGAAGTGTGGGGTATGGAACAAGCACTATACTTTCCAGGACTATATTCAGGAACCACTGACCTCGTAGGAGTCTATGATGGCGAGCCTGCTGTAATGGACTATAAACAAACTAATAAACCTAAAAAAGCAGAATGGGTGGAGGATTACTATCTACAACTAACTGCTTACATCATGGCGCACAATGAAGTATATGGCACAGACATTAAACGTGGTGTTATATTCATGTGTAGCAGAGATTTCCAATATCAGCAGTTCGAAGTAACGCCTGATACGTTCAACAAGTATCAAGACATGTGGTTAGGCAAAATCGAAGAGTATCTCAACGCTAATACTTGATAAATACTCTATAGAACATTAACATAGAGGATACTATCGTGGCGGTTGTCCAAATCTCGAAGATACAGGTACGTAGAGGCCAAAAGAATTCAAACAGTGGAGTACCACAACTTAGTTCAGCAGAATTTGCCTGGGCTGTCGATACACAAGAACTTTACATAGGTAATGGATCAGTTCAAGAGGGAGCTCCATACGTAGGTAACACTAAAATCCTCACAGAGCATGATAATATATTAGATCTAGCAACTAGCTATCAGTTTGCATCTAATGACACTTCAATAACACTAAGCGTACCTAGAAGCCTTCAAGCAAAAGCAGATGAATATGTTTCTGTGTTAGACTTTGGTGCTGTAGGTGATGGTTCTACAGATAACGTTTCAGCATTTGAAACAGCGTTTGAGCAATTATTTAGAAATGCTAACGAAGATTATAAAAAAGTGCTAATGGTACCAAACGGTGATTATCTCTTTTCAAGTGATCTAGAAATTCCAAGCGGTGTTATACTGAGAGGTGAAACCCAATTAGGTGCTAAATTAATTATTAATAATAGAAACATACAGTTCGTTACTTCTACTGGTGCATCTTTTGCTCTTTTTGATAGTAGCAATCGTCCAACTAATATTGAAATATCAAATTTAACCATTCAACGTACAACTGGACAAGTGGTATTATCTGGTGTGGCAAACAGTTTGATTAAAAATGTTAAATTTCTAGGTGAGTATGAATTAGGTGACAGTGTAACATCTATTGATACAGAAGCACCGGCAGTATTCTGGTTAAACAATTTAATCGGTACAAGAGTACAAGATGTTACGTTTGATTCTTGTGTATTTGAAAGCAATTCTTTGTCAGTTAAATGTAGCCAATCAACTGCATTTGATTCCAATGTATATTTTAAAAATTGTGATTTCTTTATTAATCACACAGGAATATACGTAAGCGGAGTAGTAGGGCAAGGAAATAAATGGATCATTAATGATTGTAACTTTGAAGAAATTGCAAGACAGGCTTTTAAATCATCTAACGGTAAAGGGACAAAAATACAAAGATGTAAATTTGAAAACGTAGGTAACGATACCAACGACGCTTCGAGTCCAGTTGAACCAATGGTGTATTTTGGAGAAAAAACAGGTAACTTAGTATTAAATTCTATTAGTAACAGGCAACAAGAAGCAGGAATAACAACGTCTAATTTAACTCCAGCGGTTAATGAAGTATGGAATGGAGATAAAGTAAGTTTTATCGATAGAAATATTGCAACACTTTTTATATCAGACAGTTTTAGACCTCTATCTGTATTTTCAGCGTTCAACAAATATATCTATGTAGATTATTTTATGACTTTAGGTTCTTATTCTAGAGTAGGAACTTTGATTATAACATTAGGTGATGATATTACTGAACTATCCATTGCAGATAATTATTCTTATTCATCTCCAGGAGGATCATCTCCAGGCACGGCTTTAATGACAAATTTTGAGTTTACAGCAGAACTTAAAGACAATGATGACAATACTGGAGACTCTGCACTAGCACCTGATACTGTGTTATTGTCCTACAAAAATCCATTACCAGGAGCTCAAGGAACAATATCATTCGATGTTTCCTACGGTGTTTGATAAACACGATACAGATAGGATAGCTGAATGGAAGCACTTTCGAGATTATCTCGAACAGAGTCCTACTCCTTACGAAGATGTCGCTAACCTCTGGGGAAGGGCACCTTTCGTAGAAAACTACCTGGATCATAGACATCCAGAAACTTGGCCAGATCCCTGGCACATTTTGGTTGATAACAGGCTAGATAATCTTGCAATCTGTCTAGGAATGTTATATACTTTTAAACTAACAGAGAGATTTAAAGATACGATGTGTGAGATCTTTAGATTACAAGATCCTCGTGATCATACTCCTATTAATATATTAGTAGTTAATGAACATGTACTTAATTGGAATCCAAGAGAATTGGTCAGTAAATCCGTTCTAAATGGCTTGGAAATCAATAGGATATGGTCAAAATAATCGATCTGGTAAATACCAGACTAAACAATAAAACAAGAAAGAGGCATAGATGTCAGACATTACAGTGATTAAAAGGAGTGGCAAAGAAGAGCCACTAGACGTTGGGAAATGGCAAGCGCAGGTCGCTAAAGTCTGCCAAGGTATAGCAGATGTCAGTCAATCGATGATTGAAATCAAAGCACAACTACATTTTTATGATAAGATCACTACACAAGAAATAGACGGCATTACTCTACGTGCTATCTTTGATTTGATCGATGTTGAATCAAATCCAGAAACAGGACACACTAACTATCAGTATGTTGCAGGCAAGCAACGACTTTCAATGTTGAGAAAAGACGTATATGGTTCATATCAACCGCCCCGCCTCTACGACATCATTAAGAAAAATGTCGCGACAGGATTATACACACCTGAGCTGTTAGAATGGTATAGTGAAGAAGAATGGGACAAGATGGAAAAGATCATCGACCATGAGAAAGATGAAAAATATTCGTATGCGGCCATTGAACAACTTATAGAAAAATATCTAGTCAAGAATAGAAGCACTAGAGAAATTTATGAAACGCCTCAGGTGAGATATATCGTAGCGGCGGCTACTGTGTTTCATAAAGAAGAACCACAGACAGTCCGCATGAAAATGATCAAAGAATATTACCAGTGTGCTAGTGATGGATTATTCACATTAGCGACTCCTGTACTAGCAGGATTAGGTACACCAACAAAACAGTTTTCGTCATGTGTTCTTATCCGTTCAGACGATGACTTAGATTCGATCTTCGCATCAGGTGAGATGATGGCCAAGTATGCTAGTAAGCGTGCTGGTATCGGATTAGAGATTGGTAGACTGCGTCCATTAGGATCACCTATCCGTGGTGGAGAAATCATGCATACAGGTATGATCCCATTCTTGAAAAAATGGTTTGGTGATTTACGTTCATGTAGCCAAGGCGGTATCCGTAATGCATCGGCGACTGTATTCTATCCTATATGGCATCATCAGTTTGATGATTTAATTGTATTGAAAAACAATCAAGGTACTGAAGAGACTCGTGTGAGACATATGGACTATGGTGTAGTTCTTAATGCTTTCTTCTGGAGAAGATTTAAAAACAAAGAACACATCACATTTTTCGATCCTAATGAAGTTCCAGACTTATATGAAGCGTTCTATAAAAATACAGAACTGTTCGAAGAACTATATGAGAAGTATGAACGCAAACCGGGATTACGCAAAAAAGTTATTTCAGCAGAAGAAGTATTCAAGAGCGGTATTTTAAAAGAACGTACAGACACAGGACGTATCTATCTCGTGTTCATCGATAATGTAATGAACCAAGGACCTTTCGATCCAGAATACCATACAGTTTATCAAAGCAACCTCTGTTGTGAGATCTTATTACCAACACGTCCATTTAAGAGACTCGACGATGCGGAAGGACGCATAGCGTTATGTACACTGGGATCAATCAATTGGGGTGCTTTCCGTAATCCAGAAGATATGGGCAGAGCCTGTCGTATCTTACAGAGATCATTGTGTAACATCTTAGACTACCAAGATTTCTTATCGATACAGAGTAAATTATCTAATGATGAGATATCACCATTAGGCATTGGTGTTACTAACTTAGCCTATTGGCACGCTAAACGTAGCCTACAATATGGCGAAGCAGAATCACTAGCTGAAGTTAAAACTTGGATGGAGCATCAAGCATACTTCTTAACAGAAGCCACTGTTGAGCTGGCCAAAGAACGAGGACGCTGTATCGACTCAGATAACACTTGGTATGGACAGGGAGTATTTCCTTGGGAAAGAAGAAACAAAGGTGTTGATAGTTTAACGTCATTCAAACCCAGCAAAGAACTAGATTGGGAAAAACTCCGCAAGGACATGAAAGACTACGGTGTGCGTAATGCTACACTGATGGCTATTGCTCCTGTAGAATCCAGTTCAGTGGTTATCGATAGCACTAATGGTATTGAAATGCCTATGAGTTTAATCACAGTTAAGGAAAGTAAGGCAGGATCATTCACACAAGTAGCACCGGAATATCAACGCTTAAAGAATAAATATCAACTCATGTGGGAACAAAAGGATTGCCAAGGTTACTTAAAAACCGCGGCGGTGTTAGCGGCTTATGTGGATCAAAGTATTTCAACAAATACTTTCTACAATCCAGCACACTTTGAAGGTAACAAAGTTCCTACTACGTTAATCGCTACAAACTTGATGCAGGCACATAAATGGGGAATAAAAACTTTCTATTACAGCCTAATCAATAAAGCAGGCAGTAAAGGTACAGACGAAGAGGAACCAACGGTGTTAGAACCAATCGACTTTGATGATGAAGGCGATTGCGAATCATGTAAATTATAGGAGCTGAAATGAGCAAAGAACAATACGATTTAAAAAAGAAAACTGATTATCTAAAAAGAAAGATGTTCCTCGACCCACAAGGTCCTGTAACCATACAGAGATTCGAAGAAGTAAAGTATCCCAAGATACAAAAGATTGAACAGACAGCACGTGGATTCTTTTGGGTGCCTGAAGAAGTATCATTATCTAAAGACTCTAATGATTTTAAAGATTCTAGTGATGCTGTGAAACACATCTTTACTTCAAACTTGTTAAGACAGACAGCATTAGATAGCCTACAAGGTAGAGGACCAGCACAGGTATTTACTCCCGTAGTTGGCTTACCAGAACTAGAAGCATTGATGTACAACTGGAGTTTCTTTGAAACAAACATCCACAGCCGTTCATACAGCCACATCATCCGTAACATCTACAATGTGCCTAAAGAAGTATTCAATACTATCCATGACACTAACGAAATCGTGGATATGGCAAGTTCGGTTGGAAACTACTATGATGCTCTACATGTTATCAACTGTAAGAAAGAACTAGGACACAAGATAGATGAGATGGATCATATCAAAGCGATATGGTTAGCACTGAATGCATCATACGCATTAGAAGCTTTACGATTCATGGTATCATTCGCTACATCATTAGCTATGGTAGAGAACAAAATCTTTATCGGCAACGGTAACATTATATCTTTAATTTTACAAGACGAATTACTACATAAAGAATGGACAGCTTGGATGATCAATCAAGTAGTCAAAGACGATGATAGATTTGCCCAGGTAGCTAAAGAGTGTGAACACGAAGTCTATAAAATGTATCTAGACGTTATTCGTGAAGAAAAAGAATGGGCTGATTATCTATTCAAGAAAGGTCCTGTTATCGGACTTAATGCTAATATCTTGAAAGACTTTGTAGATTATACTGCATTGACATCATTGAAAGATATCGGGTTGAAATATGATAGTCCAGCGCCAAGGACTAATCCTATTCCTTGGTTTAACAAACACAGTGATACTAGCAAGAAACAGACAGCACTGCAAGAAAACGAATCAACAAATTATGTTATCGGCATAATGTCAGAAAAACTTGACTACGATGCACTTCCGAGTATATAATATAGATATGTATAAGACACAATTTAAAAGTAAATCACCATTTGAAGCTTGGAGCACAGCAGGAACATATAGCGGTGAATCTCAAGCGATATCATCTGCTATGCGTAAAAAGCAAGCAGGCGCTGTTTTAGTTAGAGTAGTAGATCAAAACAACGCAGTAGTGTATTCAGGTTAAGAAAGGAAAATATGAAAGCAATAGTATGGAGCAAGCCTGCCTGTCCTTTTTGTGACAAAGCGATAGCGTTATTAAAAAAAGAAGGTTATGATATAGAAGTTAAAAAAGTAGGTGAAGGTTACACTAAAGAAGATTTACTAGAAGAGGTACCTGGAGCGAGATCAGTGCCACAGATATTCATCGAAGATGAGTATGTAGGTGGATATACAGAACTTACTCAAAGGATAGGATAATATGTTAATAGACAAAGGCGTATCAGCAGGCGAAGTAGTAACTCTTAAACTTACATCAGGCGAAGAACTTATCGCAAAATTAATCGAAGAAACAGATGATTATGTAAAATTATCTAAGCCATTGGTTCTTACTATGGCACAACAAGGTTTAGGTATGGCACCATATCTATTCACAGTGAATCCAGATAAAGAAGTAAAGGTTAATAAAGCAACGGTTACAGTTTTAGAAGCCAGTGATAAAGGATTCGCAGATCAATATATTCAAGGAACTACAGGTATCGCTATGGCGACACCAGCCCCTGCCAAATAGTTAAATACTATTATGGCTATTCAAATAACACCTTTACCAACAGTAAATGAGGCACAAGAATTTACTGCAACAATATCAGTAAATGATGTTACCGAGGGAGGTCCAGGAGTTCCTGGAATATCAACTCCAGTGACTGATTTGTCTGCTACATTTTCACCAGAGGACGAAGGAATAACTATTACCAGTTCTGGAAATACATTAACTATAGCTGGTTCTTATCAAAATGTGTTTAACAAAACTTGGGAATTAATTAATCTAGAAGATCGAGATACAGTCGAGACTACGATATACAATAGATATGATCGTATTCCGTTAAAATTTAATCAGATGATAAAATATACTCCAAATAGCGCCAGTTCAGTTAATGTAACTTTTACAATAAAGAGTTCCAATATTGCTGTAGGATCTGTTACACAAACAGTCAATACCAACTGGACTACAGGACGAGATCAACTAGTAGATCTAATAGCAGAAAGGACGACACCGTAATGCCAGCAGTATCCAGATTAGGCGATACTTGTACAGGACACGGATGTTTCCCTCCAAGACCTAATGACGAAGCATCATCAAATGTTTTCGTTAATGACATCGCTGTACATAGACAGAGCGATCATTGGGTAACTCATTGTTGCGGATCATCCTGCCATGATTCAAATCTAGCCGAAGGCAGTGCTACTGTCTATGTCAATAATCTACAATGTTCTAGGATTGGTGATCCCGTAGCGTGCGGTTCAGCTATCGCTGTAGGAAGTGGAAACGTTTTCGCAGGACCATGATCAAAAAAAGCGTTTTCTTCATACTAGGATTCACTAGTCTTTTCTTAGCCTATCTAGGAATGATAACCCCAGGATTGCCTTGGAGCATCTTCATAGTGTTTTCAGCATATTGTTTTGCTAAAAGCAGTGACCGTATGCATGCTTGGATATATGGACATCCTAAGTTTGGTCCATTCTTACGCAACTGGACAGAGAAGCGTGTGTTTCCTAGGAAGATGAAATATCTAATGATAGCGACGATGACTTCAACTGCCCTATTCCTTTTCTTCACGGCACCTTTGCGAGTAACGATATATAGTAGCGTGTTCATGTTCTTGGTAGCGGTATGGGCATGGAGATATCCAGACACTGTAGAAGAACACGATCGAAGAATTAAAAACAAGGAGAAAGTAGGATGGCTGAAATAACAGTAGAACAGATTATAGATCTAGCATTTAATGTAGAGCAAGGCGATCCTATAGATTGGTCTGTTTTTAAAGAAGGAAAAGAACAAGCACTTAAAATGATCGCTTCTAGCGTGATAGAACAGTTCAGCAAAGAACAATACACAGAAGATGATCTAGTAGTTATGATGGCTAGCATCACCAAACTAGCCACAGAGAATATGATATTACACTCCAAACTGTTGCAATCTCAACAGAAAGATGTTTAAATAATAGTATTGTTGTAATTCCTTCGAAGTGAAGGCATTTCGGACGGGAGTTCGATTCTCCCCACCTCCACCAAAGTATTTTTGAGATAGAGTTTTTCGTTGGGGGTGACCAGGTTTCGACGGGGTGAGATAGCGGAGACGGCAACAGGACAGGCGACTGACCTAATCAGCGCAAAACAAGTAAATGCAGAAGATGCAGATACATTTGAGTTTGGTGCTTTATCATTTACAGGTAACACTGTAGGTGGCGAAGTAGCTGTAGCGGCCTAGTACGTCGCGACTCACGGGGCAGGTATGCCTTGTTACCCAAAATACTAGTAGGACCTTCGGGTCCTACTTTTTAATCTATTTTGGAAAATCATTTCACTTTTATCCTTGCTTAATTCCCTACTATGCTATATAATAAGTATTAACAAGATGTAACAAAATTGTAACTTGTTTGTTACATTTTGATAAATAGAGTTATCATAATATGTTCATATTATGATTTCAACTTGTGGTCCGCGGTCCTGGATGGTATCAAGGAAGGGGACAACCGGCACTTTATAATAGACGAAGTTAGTATTATTTCACAAGGAGAAATAAATGCAATTCAAGAAATTGAAACTTGCTCTTGCTTTAGCTACTGGTATGACACTTTCAACAGGTGTATATGCGGCGGCTGATCAAGAGAAAGCAATCGCTGATGCCAACAACTGGGCTCACCCACGTGGCAACCATACAAACAATGGTCACTCAGCTTTAACACAAATCAACAAATCAAACGTTAAAGATCTAAAAGCGGCTTGGACATTTGCTACTGGTGTAAACCGTGGCCATGAAGGTTCGCCTTTAGTTGTTGGTTCAACAATGTATATCCATACAGCGTTCCCAAACAACGTTTATGCGTTAGATTTAAACAACGATCAAAAAATCGTTTGGTCATATTTCCCAAAACAAGATCCAAGCGTTCAAGCAGTATTATGCTGTGACAACGTTAATCGTGGTTTAGGTTTTGGTGACGGCAAAATCTTCTTACAACAGAACGACGGTATCATGGTTGCATTAGATGCTAAGTCTGGTAAAGAAGTATGGACTGCACAAATTACTGATCCAAAAGTTGGTGCTACTAACACATCGGCTCCACACGTAATCAAAGACAAAGTTCTTCAAGGTTGCTCAGGTGCTGAATTTGGTGTTCGTTGCTTCTTCACAGCACTTAACATCAAAGACGGTTCTGTAGCATGGAAAGCATACTCAACAGGTCCTGACGCAGAAGTTTTAATTGGTAAAGACTTCAACAAAGACACACCTTTATACTCAGCATTATCAGTCTATGAAGACGTTAATGGTGGTAACAAACAAGGTGGTTCTTTCAAGAAAGTTCCAACAGACACATTAAAAGGTGGCGAGAAAGATCTTGGTATCCGCACATGGCTCAAACCACAAGCAGTTAAAGACGGTTGGCAACATGGTGGTGGCTCTGTATGGGGCTGGTGGCCATATGATGCAAAAACAAACTTAGTGTACTACGGTACCGGTAACCCATCAGTTTGGAACCCAGATGTACGTCCAGGTGACAACAAATGGTCTATGACAGTTTTTGCTCGTGACTTAGATACAGGTATGGCACGTTGGGGTATGCAAATGACACCACACGACGAATGGGATTACGACGGTATTAACGAAGTT